ATAATATAAATAAGTTAAATATGGAAGGATTAGATACAATAGAATTATTTATAGACGAATCAAAAGAGGAAGATGGAATTGAGGCTATATCTTTAGTTGAGTTCCCTGCTATCGAAGAGAACTTTGTAGCTTTAAGTAAACATAAAGTAGAGTTTAAAACTGTTGATTCAGAAAAGAGAATAATCGTTGGTTTAGCATTAGTGCCAAATAAGCTAATATACAGACGTAAGGGAGACTATGAGTACAATATAACGTTCTCTACCGAAACTGTAAGAAAAGCGTCTGAACTATACTTAAAACGTCTTAAAAACAATAATACAACATTAGAACACGCTGAATTTACAGGAGGTGTGTCTGTTATAGAATCTTGGATAGTAGAAGACCCAGAGAAAGACAAAACTGCTTTATATGGATTGAACGCAGTAAAAGGTGCTTGGGCAGTTACTATGAAGATAGATAATGATGAGGTATGGGAAGGTGTTAAACAAGGTAAATACTTAGGGTTAAGTATTGAAGGTATGTTTAGCGATAATGTAGAAGATATTGAAGAGGTTGAGGCGAGTAGTGTATTAGAAGAGATAAAGAAACTATTAACCGAAGATGTAGAATTAAAGTCTTATAGTGATTATCCACAAGGTGCAACTAACAATGCTAAGAGAGCGTTAAAGTATAAGAAAGAGAACGGAAGTTCTTGTGGTACAAGTGTTGGATGGACAAGAGCAAGTCAATTAGCCAACAGAGAGCCTTTAAGTAGAGATACTATTGCAAGAATGGCATCATTTAAAAGACATCAGCAACATAAAGACGTACCTTATTCAGAAGGATGTGGTGGTATTATGTGGGATGCTTGGGGTGGTTCAGCAGGTGTTAATTGGGCAATCAGCAAACTAAAAAAGATAGACAATGAAAGCTAAATATTGCAAATGTAAGAATACTTATTCTATAGAATGTGATAAGTACTCAAAGAAAAGAAAGTGCAATGCAGATGAGTATTGGAAGCAAGGTATAGGCTCAATTCACAAGCAAGAAGAGGAGTAAAAATACGACAGTAAAATTTTACATAGTTATATTAATATAAATCAATAAGTATGAAAGCGACAGAAATCCTTAACAATGTCAAAGAACTTTTAAATCTTTCTAAGGAAGAGTTGAAAGCAGAAGACATTGCAGTTGAAGAGTCAGTAGAATTATCTACAGAGGAAGTAACTGAAGAAGTAAAAGAGGAAGTGGAAGAGGTTGTACTTGCTGAAGAGCCTAAAGAAGAGGTTGTAATCGAGGAGGAAGTTGAAGCACCTGCTATGAGTTACGCTACTTCTGATGAGTTAGCAGCAGTAAAATCAGAGCTACTTTCTATGATTAAAGCATTAATCGAAGATAAACCAATGGGAGAAGCTAAAGAAGTTCCTGAGGAGTTATCTAAACAAGAAGAGGTTGAACTATCTGAAAATGTAGAAGAAGTTGTACATTCTCCAGAGGCTGAAATCGAAAAGAAAAAGAATTTATTATCAAACCTAAACAAATCTATGACTACTGAACAAAGAGTTAATAGAATGTTATTTAATTAAAATTAGACAAAATGGCTACTACTACAAGTATTACTACAACTTACGCTGGAGAATCAGCAGGGAAATATATTTCTGCTGCTTTACTTTCAGGTAACACTATTGCAAATGGTGGACTAACTATCCGACCAAACGTAAAGTTCAAAGAGGTTGTTAAAAGATTGGAATTAGATGGTATCACTAAGAATGGTACTTGCGACTTCAATGACACTTCAACTTTGACTTTAACTGAAAGAATCCTTGAACCAAAGGAATTACAAGTTAACTTAGAATTATGTAAGAAAGATTTCCGTTCAGATTGGGATGCAATCCAAATGGGATATTCTGCATTTGATAACTTACCATCTTCTTTCCAAGACTACTTAATCTCTTATGTTGCTGCTAAAGTAGCACAAAAGAATGAGCAGAACATATGGGCAGGTGCAGATGGAGAAGGTTCATTTGACGGATTCTCTACTCTATTAGCTGCTGATGGTGATTTACCAGCTGCACAACAAATTGCTGGAACTACTGTAACTGCTGCTAACGTAGTAGATGAGTTAGGAAAAGTTGTTGACCAAATCCCTGCTTCTTTATATGGTAGAGATGATTTATTCATCTATGTTTCTCAAAACATCTTTAGAGCATACAAGAGAGCATTAGGAGGATTCCAAGCTAACGGTGAAGGTGCTGCTGGTGTAGGTTCTCAAGGAAACAACCAAGACATCAACATCTTATACTTTGATGGTGTAAAAATCTTTATGGCTAACGGATTAGCAGCAAACACTGCGGTAGCAACTACTAAAGATAACTTACAATTTGGAACTGGTTTATTATCAGACCATCAAGAAGTAAAAGTATTAGATATGGCAGACTTAGATGGTTCTCAAAACGTAAGAATCATTATGCGATTTACCGCAGGAGTACAGTACGGAGTTGTAGAAGACATCGTAACTTACGGAATCTAAGATTCAAATAAATAAACAGAAAGAGGGTGGGTAATTGCTACCTACCCTTTTTTTATAACTAATAAATAAAAAATAAATATTATGGCTTGTGATATTACTTTAGGTAGAACAGAACCTTGTAAAGATAGTGTTGGAGGAATCAATGCTGTTTATTTTGTAAATTTTGGAGACATAACTGGTATAACATACGATTCTACAGATGTAGATGTAATTGATGCAGTTGCTGGTAGTCCAAACGCTTACAAATACGAGGTTAGAGGAAACTCTACCTATACAGAAAACATTCAATCAAGTAGAGAGAATGGAACTACTGCTTTTGAGCAAGTGTTAGAGTTGACACTTAAAAAATTAACTAAAGAAGACCACAATACTATTAAATTATTATCTTTCGGAAGACCAAACATTCTTATCGAGGACAATAACGGAAATGTATTCTTAGCTGGAGCTGAGTATGGTGCTGACGTAACAGGAGGTACTGTAGTAACAGGAGGAGCTATGGCTGATATGAGTGGATATACTTTGAGTTTTACAGGTATGGAAAAAGCACCTGCAAACTTCATTAACGTTGCAGTTGCAGGAAATACCCCTGCTGAAAACATTACTGCCGCAGGATTTACTATTGTATAATAGTAATTTATCAATTAAACTAAACCCTACCATTTGGTGGGGTTTTTTTATTAAATAAAACAAAAATAAATTATTTAGTTATCATAGTATGTTAATATTACAACCAACAGTAGGAGATAAAACAATAACTATTGCACCGAGAAGTTCAGACTTGTCAGGAGCATTTGTTTTAAATATAAGAAGAGATGGTGATGGTAAGGAAGAATCTATAACAAACGCTACTTTAAGCAATATAGTGAACTTTACCGAAGTTACTTTTCAGTCAACAATACTTGAAGAGGATTCTACTTATTATTTAGAGATAACTAAAGATGATGAATTGTGGTATAGAGACAAGATATACGTAACATCTCAGACTGCTTCTGAAAGAGTAACTGAGAAACACGAAATAGGTAATGGCACAATTTACAAGCCTTATAGTATAGTAGATGATAACACATACATAATATAATGAGTTTAAATAAGAAAAATACAGTTAGTAAAGAATACAAAGATAGCATTAGAGTTGTCAATATGTCTTCTTACCAAGTTCCTACAATCAAAGAGGTTCACAATAAAGAGTGGGTTGCATTTGGGGATAATAACGATTATTTTGATAATCTTATAGATAGATACCTTGACAGTCCTACTAATGGTAGATGTATTAACGGTATTGTTGATATGATTTATGGTAGAGGTTTAGAGTCTACTAATTCAGATTTATTTCCTGAAGATTATGTTAGAATGAAGAAACTACTTAGACCAAGAGAAGTTAAGAGACTTGTTAATGATTATAAGTTGTTAGGTCAAGGTGTTATGCAACTAACATACAATAAAGCTAAAACAAAGATACTAAAGGTATCTCACTTTCCTATGGAGACTCTTAGAGCTGAGAAGGCTACTAAAGGTGTTATAAAGGCTTATTACTATCATCCATCTTGGAAGGACTGTAAAAACTCAGATAGTCCTAAAAGAATACCTACATTTGGTAATGGTAGTAAATCTCAGGTAAACGAACTTTATGTATTCAAACCTTACAGAAGTGGTTTCTATTACTACTCTACTGTAGATTACCAAGCGTGTTTACAGTATACAGAGTTAGAAGCAGAGGTATCTAACTATCATTTATCTAATATAGAGAATGGGTTACAACCAAGTTTATTTATAAACTTTAACAATGGAATACCTAACGCAGAAACTCAACACTCTATAGAGAGTAAGATTAACCAAAAGTTTAGTGGTAGTTCTAATAGTGGTAAAGCAATTATTGCATTTAACGAATCAGCAGAAACTAAAGCTGATATAGAAGCTATACACTTACCAGATGCTCACGCACAATATCAATTCTTATCTGATGAGGCAAGAGAGAAGATAATGTTAGGACACGGAATTGTATCTCCAATACTTTTAGGTATTAAAGACAACACAGGTTTTGGTAACAATGCAGAAGAATTAAGAACTGCATCTGTATTAATGGATAACGTAATTATCAGACCATTTCAAGATGGTATTATCTATGGATTAACAGAGATACTTGAATTTAACAAGATATACCAAGATTTATACTTTACTACTCTACAACCAATCGAATTTACAGAGTTAGATAACGTATCTACTAAGATTAGAAAAGAAGAGGAAACAGGTGAGAAATTATCTGCTGAAGACAATAAAGACTTTTCTGAAGAAGAGGGTGATGATATGATTAGCCAATTAGAGGCTTTAGGAGAGGTTTTAAGCGATGATTGGGAGGTAATCCATAGTGAGATATACCAAGACGAAAATGAGTCCGTTAAAATGGCTGAAATCAAGTATTCTGATAAAGCATCATCTGAAGACGATGGTGTATACAAAATTAGATACGCTTATATGCCAGAGAGAAAGTCTCCGAACAGTAGAGATTTCTGTAAGAGAATGGAAGTATTAACAGGTAGAAAGGTTGTATTTAGAAAGGAAGATATTAATATGATGTCTTTTAGAGGTGTAAATAAAGAGTTAGGTCATAAGAAACAGAACTATAGTTTACTAAAATACAAAGGTGGTAAGAACTGTCATCACTATTGGGAACTAAGAGTTTACAAGAAGAAAGATGGTAAGCAAGTTGATTCATCTAATGCTTACGGAGATGGTTTAAAAGAACCTAAAAACCCAAGTGAGATGGGTGAAAGAATGATAGATAGAGCAGACAAAGGTGCTTATAGAAGTACTTTAAATAAAATAAGAAAGACTTTAGGCATATGAAAGCATTATTCATAACAATACAAGATTTAAAAGCTAAGTCAATAATTAGTGGTAGTACTGATGCTGACAAGCTAATTCACTTTATTGAGGTGGCACAGGATATACACATACAAAATTATTTAGGTGGAAACTTATACGACAAGTTACAGGCTTTAATAATATCAGGTGATATAGACTTACCTGCTAATAGCGATTATAAGAGCCTTAGAGACGTTTATATTAAGC